ATAATGGATTGGGTGGATAGAACTGAGAAGTTTGATTTATATATGTCAGCAATTAAACCAACGGTAATGAAGATTGACGTGGAAGGTTCAGAGATATTCCTAAACGCAATTAACCCCTCAAATTTGAACGGAATTAGACATATTGGTATAGAGTATCACAACCTGTCCTGTTTGTTGTCCTGTGAGTCTTTATTAAAGTCTCAGGGGTATGATTTATATTACTATAAGTTTGACCATTTGGATATAGATTATCAAGGAGTGTTATACGCACATAAGAAGAATATAATTGTAAAACATAGAATTAATGGCAGCATCACCGAGTAGAAGATTAAAAAGATATAGGGAAAGAAAAGCAATTAAAATATTTAATAAGATAAGTCAAGATACATTAGATAGAATTAACCAACATTCACCTGAAGAAAGGGATAATTTATTGAAACTATATCAACTTATGTTAGAAGAAAAAGAAAATAAAAGAAAAGAAATACAAGAACAAAATGGGATGTAATTGTAAAAAGAAAGGTGAACCTGTTGTAAGACAGTATTATGTTCCTGCAACAGAAACAGAACCCTCAAAGGTTATTGAAAGCGTAGGTGTAGCACAAACACCTGATGAGTTATTATCACAAGAATTAAATAAATGGAACGGTGGACCACAAATTAATAATGATGGAGAGACTAGAGAAACTTAAACAAGAAGCAATTGAAAACCCATTAAAGAAAAAGAAAGGGTGTTCAAGTTGTAAGAAGAAAAAAGAAATAACAGAGAAACTACCTCCGTTGGAAGTATTATTTATTCCAACCGTAGATGATATTGTCAAAGCATACTCATACTTAAGTAATGTAAAGGAGGAAGAAAAGAAGTTTATTAATGATGTTTATGTATCGTTATTCAACGAAGAATTTGATTTTACCTGTAAGAGTTGTGCAAATACACAATCAAGAAAGTTCTACAATTACATAACAAACGAATTAAAAGTAAGATTATAATGGAAGAAGAAATAAAAAACCCAAAAGGTGCAGGTAGAAAAACCAACACAGCAAACTACGAGGAACGTATTCCCGAAGCGTTTGAAATGATATTATATGAAAAATTAAGTTATAATGAGTTTAGAACAGAAGGTGCAAAACGATGGGGAATATCAGAACGTCAAAGTGAAAATGTTTGGAAAGACGTTAAAGATAGACTACAAAAGAGGTTTAACGAAAAGACGGAAGAAATTATCGCAGACCAACTCAGTAGGTACTTTGACCTTCTCGCTAGGGCCCGTGCTGACAACAATAAAAGGGTGGAACGCGAAACACTAGCGGACATAAACAAACTATACGGATTGGAAACAAGAAAGGTAGATGTAACATCCAACGGTGAACCCATAACTATTAATATTAAAGTTGACTAAAAAAATTTGATTTTACCACGCGTAAAATTTCGTTTTTGACTAACCGTATATATGGAAGTAAATATAAATTTAACTAAGAAACAAGGTCAAGCGTGGAAACTCTTGATGGACCAAACCACAAACGAAGTGTTGTATGGAGGTTCAGCGGGTGCGGGAAAGTCGTGGTTAGGTTGTCTTTGGATTAGTACGTTGTGTTTACAATACGCAGGGATTAGATGTTTGATTGGTAGAACAGTATTACAACAATTAAAACTAACTACACTCAATACTTTATTTGAGACTCTACAATCTATGGGATTAAAATCAGGTGAACATTATGTCTACAACGGACAATCAAACGTAATTACGTTCACAAACAAATCAGAGATAGTATTAAAAGATTTACAGTATCAACCATCGGACCCGAACTTTGACAGTCTTGGTGGTCTTGAACTTACCGCAGTATTTGTGGATGAGGCTGCACAGATTAGTCAGTTAGCGTACAACATCCTCAAGTCACGTATGAGATTTAAACTAGACCAATATGGTCTGGCACCAAAAATACTAATGACTTGTAACCCTGGTCAAGTATGGTTAAAGAAAGTGTTCTACATTCCGTACACACAAGAAACCTTGCCAGACAATATGAAGTTTGTACCAGCACTTCCACTTGACAACCCACACTTACCATCCTCTTATATTGAGATGTTAAAGTCTCTACCACCACAACAAAAGAAACGTCTATTAGAAGGTGATTGGAATTATATGGATGAGAGTGATAATCTATTTGACTTTGATAGTATATCCAATTCTGTCTTCTCAAATGTTCCACAAGGAACTGACAAGAAGTATATCTCAGTTGACGTAGCAAGGTTTGGTTCAGACCGTAGTGTTGCAATCATTTGGAGTGGACTGGTGGTCTTAGAAGTGTTCGTGTATAGTAAACTATCAACCGTAGAATTATCGTCCGAAATAAAGGAGTTAATACAGAAATATGGTGTACACCCAACGAATGTAATTGTGGATAGTGATGGCGTAGGAGGCGGTGTTGCTGACCAAATTAGAGGAACAAACTTTGTGAACAATTCATCACCATTACACAATCAGAACTTCAGTAACTTAAAGTCACAGTGTTATGTTAAATTATCTGAGATGTTTAAAGAAGGTAAGATTAGTTTGAACATATTAGAACCAGCAGTGGTAGATGAATTAACACAGGAATTATTAGCAGTAAAATTAAAAGACGTAGATAAAGATAATAAAGTAGCAGTCCAATCAAAAGATGATATGAAGAAAGTGTTAGGTAAATCACCTGACTTATCTGATGCACTAATGATGAGAATGTACTTTGAAATAAAAAATATGAAAACAACAGGAAGATATTCTATTGCGTTCGTAGGTTAAAATATATACATATATATGTTAAGATTTAAAATTGATGGTGTACCATATGAAATACCAGATTATACACCTATAAATGTTTACACAAAGATTTATAAGATAAAGGACTTATTCACAGATGAGTATTTCGCAGCAAAACTAATTAGCAGTATTACTAACTGTCCATTACAAGATTTACTTGAAGGTGGGTTTGAGGAAATTTCATATATATCAAATTATATATTATCAAAATTACCAAAACAAAATGAGGTAAAATTTGTGGATAGGTTTGAATTGGATGGTGTTCATTATGGTTTCTTTCCTGATTGGAAGGACCTAACCTTTGCTGAGTTTATTGATATGGATACAATCTCAACAAAGAAACCTGAAGAACTATTGGATATGTTACACATACTAGCAGCAATAATGTACAGACCAATAGTAGATGAAATATCAGAACACAATTTCCAAATTGAGAAGTATGACTTAGTGTCACTCAAATCAAGGTCCGAACTGTTCAAAATGAAACTAGACGTTAAGTACATTTTAGGTGCACAGTTTTTTTTTATCAAGTTCGCAACGAGATATTTAAACTATACCCCACAATATTTGGAGACGAAGATGAATATATGGACCCAAATAAAAATGATATGGATGATGTGGAGGATGATTTACAAAACTCCTTCCAAAAGTCGTTCGGGTGGTTTTTGGTCGTCAACAAAATTACTGACAACGATTTTACAAAGCACGAGTATATCTACAACAAAAAAGTAATGGAAGTACTAAATCAACTCAGTTATTTAATATCGTGGGAACAGGAACAGATTAAAGAACAAAAGAAAATAATGGGTCAGATATAATTTCACATAACGTTTTCAATTATTTTATATTTAAGAATAGGATGAACACAAGTTCAATAAATTATAAACAGATATTAGCCGACTTAGGGTCAATCGCTTACCGTCACCCACAGATTAAATCTTATGGGTTTGGTGACCTTGCGCAGTGTACAAACGATTTACAGACGAAGCAAGAACCTAAATATTCAAGAATGTACGTTGTTCCTGGTCAGGTTAAACTAAACGAAAATCATCTTCATTACAATTTTTCCATTATAGTAATGGATAGAGTGGACGATGACCAATCAAATCAATCAGATGTAATGTCTGATACTTTACGAACGGTAATGGATGTTTGGACCATCTTACTACAATCATATACTCAATCACAAGGAAACTTCAGTTGGTATTTGGTGGTAGATGAAAACCCTGACATATTCCCATTCTTAGAAAGATTTGAAACAATCTTAGGTGGATGGACTTTAAACGTATCTTTTCAAGTTGCGTTTGATTATAACTCCTGTACACCACCAGTTCTTGGGAACTTCCAATTCCCTGAAGACCAACAATACAACAGTTACAAATACGTGTTGGATGAGTTTGAAAGATTTGCAGACTTACACCAACAAGTAAATTCATATGGATTTGGAGATGTAGAACAATTAACTAACGACATAATAACCAAACAAGAACCAAAATATCCACGTATGTATGTTCTTCCTGATAGTACACACATTCAGACAGGACATATACATTTAGGATGGAGGGTATTTTTTGTGGATAAGTTGAATAATGATATTTCAAATTTTGGAGATGTACTATCTGACCAATTAGAAATTGTTAAAGACTTTTTTGCTAAACTATATCTTTCAGACTTTGAAGCAGGATGGGACGCATCAGTTGAACCATTCTATGAGAAGACGGAAACGATTGTAGCAGGATGGATAATTGATTTTCATTTTATACAGAAGTATAATTATGATAGATGTGTTCTTCCTGAATTACCTTTCACAACAGGACTTACTTGGGCCGAAGTTATGGAATTATGGAAAAACGTTTCAACAGATTGGAAGAACGTATAACACAAAAATATTAAAAACACTATGGGTCAATTAACTAATCTCTATGTATCACAATCCTATCAGGGTCTATTAAAGATGACCGATAGTACTAATGGTCTTACAAATACATTACAAACTGTTCAAACAGGTGATGGGGACAATTCTCCATTACAAATGAGTTTGACACAGGTCAATATATCAGGTTCACTAACTGTGAACGGTTCACCAATATCTGTTGACACAGGTTCGTTGGTAACTAAAACTGAATTTAATTCATATACATCATCTGTTGATTTAAGATTTGATGGTATAGAACTTGAAACAGGTAGTTTACAAAACCAGATTAATGGACTTGCTACAACAGGTTCTTTATCAGGATATACAACTGTAACAACATTCAATAACTATACAGGTTCAAATGATGCGAAGGTTAATGAATTAATATCTAAGACAGGTAGTTACGCAACCATTACAGGACAGACAGCACTATCACAATCAATTGCGTCAACTGATTTAAGTCAGAACAATAGATTGACTGCGTTAGAAAGTGTTACAGGTTCAATCAATAGAAACGGATTAATCACAACAGGTTCAATCGGTGGTACACAATCAATCACAGGAAGTTTAAATGTTGAAGGTACAATTAGTGCCACATCAGCATCGTTCACATATGTAAACACAGTTTACGAAACCGCTTCAGTAATATACTCAAGTGGTTCAAACCAATTGGGTGATGCGTCAGATGATACACAAACACTTTGGGGTACAGTTAATTTACCATCAGGACCATTAGTAATAACTGGTTCAGTAACTTCAACAGGAGGATTTAATGGTAATTTAAATGGAACTGCATCATACTCAACCAACGCATTATCATCATCACACGCAATTAATGCTGACACCGCATCATTTACAACAAACGCCGTAACCGCATCAAACGCTTATGACTTGATTGTTTATGGTAAGTGTGATAATCCTGGTGGTTTAACAAAAGGTACAATCGTTAGAATTACAGGTGCTAATGGTGACAATCCATTATTCAATTCAGCAAGTTGGACTGATGATTTTAATTCAGCAAATACATTAGGTATGTTGACAGCGAATGTTGCATATAATGGTTTTGCTAACATAGTAGCACAAGGTACTGTAATTGGAATTAACACAAACGGAATGACTGCGGGTGATATGTTATATCTATCATCATCAGGTCAATATACAACATCATCAGTACCTGCACCATATCACGAAGTTAGATTAGGTCAAGTATTAAGACCACAATTAAATAATGGTTCAGCATATATTTCCATTGATAATGGTTATGAATTATCTGAACTTCACGATGTAGATATTACAAATCCTGTTAATGGTGACCTATTGGTTTACCGTTCAGGTTCTTATGGTCAATGGGTAAATGAAGATGGAGCACAATTAGGATTTGCTACAACAGGTTCTAATAACTT